GGGGCAGGTGGCCATTGGCAACCTCATTTCCAGGTGTGTGGACAGAGTGGTGGAGGCGGGCAAGTCCCTGATCTCCACCGGTATGTCCTACAACGCAGAGATCGAGAAATACAGAACCGCCCTCACCAACCTGCTGGGCGACGCGGAAAAGGCCAACGCTGCTTTGGCTGCCATGCAGGCAGACGCAGCCCGCACGCCCTTTGACACGGCTACGCTGGTCAAGTCCAACGAATACCTCATTTCTGCCGGTGAGAACGCCGAGTACAGCCGCAAGACCATCCTTGCCCTGGGCGACGCGGTGGCAGCCACCGGCGGCGGGTCTGCCGAGCTGGAACGCATGGCCCAGAACCTGCAGCAGGTAGCCAACCAGGGCAAAGCCACCAGCGTGGACATCAAGCAGTTCGCCATGGCGGGCATCAACATCTATCAGGTGCTGGCCGACTACACGGGCAAGTCCGTGCAGGACGTGCAGAGCATGACCATCACCTACGATGTCCTGACCCAGGCGCTGCAGGCCGCTGCCGAAGAAGGTGGCCGCTACTATGACAGCATGGCCACCCAGAGCCAGACGCTCAATGGCCGGTTGTCCACCCTGAAGGACAACGCCACCCAGCTGGCGGGCGTGGTCATGGAAGATCTGACCACTGCCTTTGGCGAGGCGGTAACCAAGTGCAACGATCTGGCCATTGCCTGCAAAGAGGGCTGGCAGACCAACGGCATCGACGGCATGCTGGATGCCGTGCGGCAGACCACCCCGGAACTGTCCATCCTCGTTGGCGTCGTGCAGGGCTGCATCGACAATGCAAACG